TACCGATCCTAAGCGAAGCGCGCGTGCGTACAAAGCTTGGGAAACGAAGCGGTCCCGATTGACCGCCCAACCCACAAGTTGAAAGGACATCACAATGGCTGATGACACACGCAAGTCTGATGCAACCAAGGCCCCGACGCAGGTCGTCGGTCCCGCCGGTCGCGAACCCGCCGCCCCTGCCAAGCCGGAAGAGCAAACGCCCCTCGAAGCCGGCCTTGATCCGGCACGGACGGGCGTTGTCGACCGCAAGCTAGAGGGCGTCGTTGTCGGCGCGTCCCAGCCTCCACTGCCGCCCGAAGCTGCTGAGAAGCTTGATCGCGCTGCTGCAATCCGGGCTGATTTTGGCAAGCCGAAGGAACTGCTTGAGGCTGACAAGCTGGAGCGTGAGGCGAACGACCTCGTCGCGCGTCAGCTTGCCGAAGAGCAAGAGAAGCGCGGACCCGTCAAGGCGACTACAGTTGCCGAGGCTAAGTTCGCGGCTGCTCCGCTCGTCGGTGGCGACCGTAATGCTGGCGACCACTATGCGCAGAAGTTCGGCAATGACCCGCGGAATCCGAAGCTGGCTCCGGGTGTCGATCCGAATGACAACACGGTGCTATTGTCCCGTAAGACGCCAGATAGTCCGAATTTGGACTATACGCTCGTCAACCCTGTTATGGTTGGCGATTACGAGCGTGCAGGCTGGAATCGGGCCTAGTCATGGGCTGGCCCAAAGGTAAGCCGCGCGGGCGTCAGCATCCTCCGCCTATGCCGGCTGCTGTAGAGGCGTCTCCGCCTCTACCATCCCCCTCGGCTGCTACCTCCCCGGCCGAGGGGGAGATCATTCTAGAACGGGGTTCCGACCATGTTGCTGAGCCCGTGGCTATTGCCACAGTGGGCGTACCCCTTCTTCCCGTGGGGGCTGAGCCCGTGGTTGAGGCATCAGATGGCGAGCGATCCGAACCTCCTCCCGGCGCTGGAAGCTCTCGAAAAGAAGCGTTTGGCTCTGATGTCTTGATGGAGCGAAACGGTGTTGTGACTGAGGTACATCGCGCATCTGTTACGACTATGGAAGGCCTGGGCTGGAGACGACATGGCTCTAACCACTGAATCAGGCGCTGGCCTTGCGAACGCCGAAAGCTATTTGAGTGTGGCCGACTTTAAGGCCTATCGGTTAGCTCATTACGCCGTGACCGAGCCCACGACCGACGAGGCGATTGAACAAGCCTTGCGCCGTGCTACGCGGTATATCGACGGAAAATACCGTGATAGGTTCACGGGGTGGCGCACGACAGCTACTGTCCAGGCACTGGAGTGGCCACGCCAGAACGCCGTGATTGATCATCCTTCCGAAAGAGGGTTTCACGGGTGGGATTATGGCCGCTATGCGCCAGGCTATTCTCAAATTCTCGACAGTGCGTCTGTTCCGTCGCAGGTCAAGTCAGCAACAGCCGAGGCGGCCCTTCGTGAGCTTGCCTTCCCGGGTTCGTTAACGCCAGATCAGACCCCTTCCAAGCGGGTTCTGCGGCAGGCTGTCGGGCCGATCTCAACCGAGTACGCTAACACGACCGACACGCGTCCGATTGTGACAATCATCGACGAGCTTCTGGCTCCGCTGTTGTCGCGTCAAAGTGCGTTGAGCGGATCGCTCGCAAGAGCCTGATTGTCGCGCGGGTTTCTCATCCTTTCCCGCGTGGCTTCCCCCTCGGCCCGATTGTTCTGCCCTGTCGTGGCCGAGGGGGTTCATCTTCGTTTTAACCTTATCCTTTAACGGAGTCATCCTATGAACCATCGTCGCCTTATCGGCGCGCTCTCGCTCGCTGCGGCACTGATCGTATCGCCTGTCGCGGAGGCTTTCTACTATCGTTATCAGACACGTGAATCCCGCATGACGCAAGTCGTGACCGATATCGGCACGAGCGGTCGGTTGCGGCTGTATCCAACGGGCGGCGGCTCGACGGCATGTTCGGGCACCATTATTGCTGATCTTGCTCTCTCCTCAACGGCGGGTGTGGTTGCAACGGCTGGTTCGGTGGACTCCGGTGCGACCACGCTTACGTTCAACGCTATTACGAACGCTACGGCGACGAGCAGCGCGACGGCTATTTGTGCGACGATTACGCAATCTGGTGGAACGGTGATTGTCAACGCTCTAACGGTCGGAACGTCTTCCACGAACATCGTGCTCAACTCGAACGTAATCAGCTCGGGACAGACGGTTTCGGTGACTTCGGCGGTTCTGACCCACGGCTGAGTTGGTTTGATCGTTAAGGAGCGCATCCGGGATGGCGTCTAACTCTCACTCCATCGTTATCTGCACGGGCGCGTTGCGGCAGGATACCTGCAATATGTGGCGTGGTCTGCCACGTGGAGATGAAGCGTATGATAACAGCCCGGTGGAGATTACGCCTGCGCCGGGGACTGGTTTCCATAAAAGGGGATGCGCTCTTGCCGCGACGGTTGCAGCCAGCAGCACGCCGTGGACTGTGGCACCAACGCATTGGCTGGTGTCGGCCTGGGAGGTTCCTGAGTTCGACACTCTGCTTAGTCAGCTAAAGGCGGGTGGTCAGGAAACCCTGACCACACGGGACTGGGCTCCGTTTAATCTAACCCGTAATCGCGCGATAGCAGCGGCTCAGGCGCTTTATTATCGCACGATGCACTGGGATCCGGTGACGGGTGATGCTGCAAGGCTTGTGCTTCAGGCAGAAAATCTGGCTGCGGCTTTGGGCCAATATCCGGGTGGAGCGTTAGCCCTTATTCCGGATAAGCCGACTCTGTGAGGCGCTGTGATCGCATGGATCGTTTTCTACGATGATGGATCGTCATTCACCTCTGAGGATGGGGCACCAGAGCGTGCGCCCAAAGATGGCGTTCAGATTGTTGCGGTCCGCGATATCAAGACAGGCGTGCAGTGGATCTCTGGGAACGACCACTATTGCTGGCAAGGCGGGACGTGGGTCGGTCACAATCGAGAAGTTATCCGACATTACCGCATTCGCTGCCAGCAGAAGGGTGAACCCGCTGTCATTCTGAACGGCTACGGTTTACCGGATGAGGACTGGTATAGGATCGCTAACACGGCCTATTCTGATCCCAGGCTTCCGGCCAAGTCTGGGATTCATCCTCTGGAGGAGACTCCAGAGTGACGTCATCAGCCAACTATAATCAAAACGGCTTCCGGTTCCGGGACGACTCGACGGCTGCGCAGGGTGGCACGCCGGCTTGGCTTGCGGCTGAAAACACAAACGTCTCGATTGTATCGACGACGGCTCAGAGCAAGCTGATCCGGCTTCGCGTCCGCGTTCAAAACACGACGGCGACGGCTGGGACTTCGGACGTTTGGCGCATCTTCGCTTCCAAAAACGGGGGAACCTACACACAGGTCACGACATCGACGGGTGCAACGCTCGGCATTCAATCGGCTGACGCGAGTTCGTCGGCTGATGAGCTAAGCCTAACGTCTGCGCTTCTGACCGGTGGCACTGGCACGTTTGTCAGTGGTCGATATGACGAGACGGGCGCGACAACGGCAACGTTGGTTGGCGCAAGCAGTCATGTCGAGCACGAGTTTGGTCTTCAGATCCACTCGTCGGTTACGGGTGGAGATACGATTGACCTTCGCGTTTATCGTGTCACGAATACGGCTCTTAACACCTATGGTGTTACGCCCCGGATCACGATCACGACGCCTCGAACTGCCAAGAGGTTCAGGCTCGACGTCTCTGACCTTACTAAAATCTGGCAGAATAGCACAAAAACGACATCCGCCGCTGTTGACAGCCCCGTTGGGTATATTGAGGATGCCTATGGAACGGGGTTAGACGTTCAGCAGTCTGCGTCGGGCTCTAGACCAACACTCAGATATGATTCTACTCTGAGTCGGTATTACCTAGAGTTCGATGGCCTTGACGACTACCTCGTTAGTGTCAACACAACCTCTCTCAATCTCGACGAGTTTGTACTTTTCATCGCTTCCCAGCGAACCGGAAGTGCTGCCTGGAAACGGGCGTTCGCAATTTCGGGTTCTACGAACTCCGACACCACCACCGATGCCCTTAGCACTCAGATCGACACCGCGTCTGGTACTTTTTACATCTTTACGGCGGACGGCGGTGCGCCAAAAACCGGGTCTGGAACTTCGTTTGAGGTTGATGAAGGCTATAAGATCGGATCGTCCACAACGGCCTTGATCGATGGCGCAGCCGGTACAGCCACGACGCTTGCCTCCCTTGATAACAGCCGAACCACAAACTTTTACATCGGCGCAACGAACGCCGGCTCGATGGCCGGTTTCTACGAAGGCCGCATTTATTCTCTGGAGTTCGATGGCACAACGGGCCTGTCATCAGGCGACCGTTCAACGCTTCGGACCGCGCATAGCTCGGGAAATTTTGCCGGCGGCATTTCAGGTACGCTTGCCGCAACTGGTCCATCTGATACCGCTGCTATCTCGGGCGCGGTCCTTTCGGCGGGGTCCTTAACAGCAACGGAAGCTAGTGATGCAGCGAGCTTCGCAGCGGCATTGGTTTCCAGCGGTACGCTGACTGCAACGGGCGCTGCAGACGTTGCTGCCATCGCGGCGTCACTTGTTTGGCAAGCGGCTCTAGCTGGCACGGAAGCGCCTGACACCGCAGCCCTTGCTGGTGTGTTAACGTCAAGTGGCTCCCTGACCGCAACAGAGGCGAGTGACGCCGCTGCGGTCATCGCATCGCTGATGAGTGCGGGCACGCTGGGCGCAACGGAAGCGCCGGATACAGCGGCTATCTCCGGGACGGTCGGGGCTGGTGCTGATTCCTGGAACACAGCTGACGCTTCGACGCGCCTTGCCTTCTCAGGCGCAAACCTTGTTGCAACGCGCAGTAGCACCGACACGGGTCAGCACGCCCTCGTGCGGAGTAACCGGTCTCGCGATACGGGCGATTATCTCTTTACGGTTCTGATTGATCTCACTGGAGGAGACATTGGTGTTGGCCTCGCTAAGTCTGGTGCGGCTCTGGACTACCCTGGATCGTATCCAGGGGCTAGCAATGATGCGAATGGGTTCTTTTGGTTCAATAACTCTTGGCGTGAAGGCGGTGGCATCACGGGAGCCGCCGCTACTGGCAGTGTCGGGTTCACAACGGGTGATCTGATTGGTATCCGAAAGGCGGGTAGCTCTGTTACGCTTTATAAGTGGAGCGGATCAAGCTGGACCACCGTTGAGACTGTCACGAACTTGGGCTCGGGTAACTGGTTCCCGGCTTTTGCCGGTAAAATCACAGGGGACGCCGGTACTGCGAATTTTGGCGGATCTGCTATGACGCTGCCGGCTAGCGTTTCGTCGTGGGATGGAAGCCAGACAGGTGTAGCTACTATTTCAGGAACCCTTGCCGCAACGGAAGCGGCTGATGTCGCAACCATCACGGGTGCCTTGGTTTCAAGTGGTACGTTGACCGCAACAGAAGCAGCTGATGTTGCTGCCGTGGTGGCTGAGCTTCGGTCAAGCGGTGCGCTGACTGGAAACGAGGCAAGCGACACGGCAATGATTTCTGGTGCGATAGCATCGATCGGAACGCTGGGCGCAACAGAGGCCGCTGATGTGGCTGCTTTCGTTGCGCAGTTGATTAGCACGGGAACTCTAGCGGCAACCGGGGCGTCCGATACGGCGGCTATCTCTGGAACTGTCTCCAGTAATATTACAGGAACATTGGCGGCGACGGAGGCAGCTGACACGGCGGCCTTTATCGGAGCTTCGCTGTCCAGCGGTACTCTGACCGCGACAGAAGCCTCGGATGTTGCGGCACTCACGGCGGCCTTAGTCTCCAGTGGAACACTCACGGGGCAGGGGGCAGCCGACACAGCGACGATCACGGGCTCCTTGATTGCTCAAGGTATCCTGACCGGTTCGGAACTCCCCGATAGTGCCGCGATTGCAGCTGCGCTGATCTCGACAGGAACGCTTAGTGGTCAGGAAGCGGGAGACACGGGCTCCTTCTTGGCTGCCCTCCTATCAAGCGGTACGCTTGCGGGCGTTGAGGCGTCAGACGCCGTTGCCATCGGGATGCTCGTCGGCAATGTCATTGGCGGCTCTTTAGCGGCCGGTGAAGCTCCTGACGCCGCTACGATTGCTGGCGCGGTTGCCTCAAGCGGTGTTCTGACCGGGACGGAGCAAGGCGACACAGCGGCCATCATTGCCGGTCTTCCTCCGACTGGTACGCTTGCCGCTCAGGAGGCACCAGATGCGGCCTCCATCCTCGGTACTGTCCGGGATGTCATTAGCGGCGTTCTGACGGGCCTGGAGGCGGCAGATGTTGCCGCTGTTGTCGGGGCTGTTGCTGGTAGTATCACGGGTATCCTGGCAGCCACAGAAGCCCCAGGCACGGCGGCGGTTGTCGGACGCATCCTTGGTGTTGAGGGCGTGTCTCCACGTCCGCATCGTTTCGGCGGTGTGCACGCTGTCGGGCATATTGCGGCTGTCTCCAGCAGCCGTCGCGTTGCTGGAGTCTCAGGTATGCCGCGAAGGATTCCCGCATGAGCCTTGAATGGGATACAGACCTCCTTCTTGGAACAACCTGGACTTGGATCGTCACCTGCACGGATGATCAAGGGGGGCCTGTTACTGTTGTCACAGCAGACTGGAGACTTCAGACGCCAACCGGGACGGATGTCATTGCTCTAACTCATGCCTCCGGGATCTCGGTTGCCGGGAACGTCTGCACTATCCAGGTTGAGACTGATAATCAGACTGGTGTCACGTCCAGGACATACCGGCACTGGCTGGAGGTTGTTGACGATAACGGCGCAATAACCCGTTTTATGGATAAGTGGGTCAAGGTGCTTCCCCGATGAGCATCGACTATGCGTCCATTCGAGCGGAAGCCGCTGCAGTTATTACTGAAGCCGGGCAGCCTGGGTTTCTCCGCCGCACAGCGGCGGGGTCTGGAACTGAGTTCTGGGACACGGGCCAGGGCGTTGTTACGAACTATCCCGTGACATTCGTGCTTACAAATTACAACGCTCGAGATCGGGATGGGACTCTGGTTCGGGTGAACGACCAGCTAGCGCTTATCAGCGCTCAAGGTCTTTCGATTGACGCTTCGGATGCCGATCAGCTTGTCGATAGTCAGGGCAAGGTTTGGGAGATTGTGAATATCCAGCCGCTCGCGCCGGGTGGTGTGACTCTGCTCTACCAAGCCCAGGTTCGACGCTAATGGCTTCCTTTTCGCTCCAGATCGACCGATTTGTTAAGACCGTTAAGGCGCGTGAGGATGTTGTTATCCGTAGGGTAGGGTTGCAGGCACTAGAAAGTGTTGTGTATATGTCGCCGGTCGGGAATCCCGATCTGTGGAAGCGTCCTCGTAAGGGATATGTCGGCGGTCGCTTTCGAGGCAACTGGCAAGTCGGGTTGAATGCTCCCATTCGGGGAACGCTTCAAACAATAGATCCAAGCGGGACCCAGACTATCGCGCGCGGCAAGCAGGCTCTAAGTCTCGCTAAGGCGGGCGGGGTTATTTACTTGAGCAATAACTTGCCCTATGCGCGGGCGTTAGAATATGGTCATTCACAGACGCAAGCGCCAAACGGCATGGTCCGCATTACGGCGGCAAGGCTTCAGGGCATGTTAGACAAGGCTGTTGCGGCTGCTAAAAAGGAAGTGCCGTAGTGCCCTCGCTTGGTATCGAGACACGCATCTTTGAAGCGTTGAACGCGCAACTTGCCGCTCTTGTCTTCACACCTCCAGTTCCGATCGCGGGGCCGAACCTGCCGTTTACGCCAACCGGCGCTTATCTTCGCCCCTGGCTGCTCCCCGCTACAGCTGAAGCGCTTACGATCAGCAGTGAGGGCCACAACCTTTATACAGGTATCTATCAGGTGTCTGTGTTCTGGCCCGTTGGCAAGGGCATGCTCCCCGCACTGGAACATGCTTCTGCGATTGCAGCCTATTTCAAGCGCGGAACGTTCGCGACACGTGACGGTTTGACCGTCCATATCATTTTGCCTCCGCGGGTTGAGCCGGCCATCCAAGAGCCGGACGTTCTCCACATCCCTGTTTCCATCCCCTATCGGGCTACGATGCCCAATCCTTCGTAAGGAATTTCCCTATGCGCGTTACAAACACGACTACCCAGCGGCTGACCGTTATCCTCAAGGGTGAGGCTAAGGATGGCCATGCGCCGACCGACAGTCTGGAACCAGGCGAGACCAAGGATGTGGCAGTTGATCCTGAGAACGTATCGTTCAAGGGGCTTCTGTTTGCGGGCGCTCTTGTTGACGCGGGTGGCGTGAAGAAAGCCCCTGCAAAAGAATAGCCCATACGGGCTGCCTACAACCGGCCTTCGGCAAGCCGCCCGTTAGCGTCTGATGACGCCAACCTTCCCCGTGATGGAGCCTCCTTATGCCTCTGAACCCATATACAACCTCTGATGCCAAAATCTTCATTGCGCCAGCGACGACGACCGAGCCGGCTAACGCGGCGGCTTATGCGGGACTGACCTGGACAGAGATCAAGAACATTCGCTCATTCTCACCCTTTGGTGCTTCGACAAACATCATTACGGCCCCGGTCGTTGGTGATAATATTGAGCGCAAGGCGGCTGGTACGATTACGCTCGGAGACATGACGCTCACTGTTTACCCTGATGACGGTGATGCAGGTCAAACGGCTTTGATCGCAGCTATCGCGACGAAGAGCACCTATCCAATCCGCTTTGATTTCCCGTCCGCTAGTAAGGTGACGGTGCCGGGCGGTACTGTTGCCAAGCGATATTTTCTTGCCATCATTGCTGGCGGTCAAGAAACGCCTGGCGGCAATGAAGACCTTGTAACCACGGCCTATACGGTTGCGGTTACGACGGTGCCATTGAAGGTATCTGCAACTTAAGGAGTGATCATTGCTCGACATCTCATCACTTGATACATCTGCGCGGGCCGAGGAAGGGGCTGATCTTGTCGTTCGGCACCCAACCGAGGGTTATCCACTCAAGGATACGGATGGGCGTCTCTTAACAATCCGTATTGTCGGACGTGACAGCGAGCGATCTAGACGTGCTGAGCAAGCCGTTCAAGATCGGCGCGTGCGGATGAACAAGGGGCGGGGTTTTTTGTCATCTGCTGAAATGGATGATGATATGATCGAGGTGTTGACGGCCTGCACGCTCGGTTGGGAACCGTTTACCCTGCACGGCGAAGTGTATGAGTATAGCCGGGAGAATGCACGTAAGCTTTACGAGCGGGTCATTTTCATTCGTGAGCAGGTCGAAGCGTTTCGGAGTGACCGGGCCAATTTTTTGCCCTCATCGCAGACGAGCTTGTAGCCTACGCCGAAGCCGTTGTTTCCAAGCGACGGGATGTGGCGGGCCCTGAAGGCTATCTATACCTTTGGGATTGGTTCTGTGAGCTTGACGCTGCTCGGGCGGGGAACGGCTTTGGCTCCAACCCGATCACGTTCGTCGATCTTGAGGCGTGGTCAAGGCTCACGGGCCGTAGATTTCGCCCGTGGGAGGTCGATGTCATTCGTTCGCTTGACATGGCTGTCATGACGATGCGGGCGAAACGGGCTGAAAAAGATCGGCAACAGTCTGGGAAGCCGTCCGGGGAAATCATGATGGATGATCTGGAAGGGTTCCAGCGCGTGTTCGGAGTATAGGGCCGATGGCTGACCAGATTGCCAGTCTTGATCTTGCCATTGACTCACGTTCTGTTGATCAGGCGACGGCTTCGCTTGGGCGCCTTTCAGCGCAAGGGGCGGCTGCTGAGAGTGCGGCGCGCCGAATGGCTGCTGGACATCAACAGCTCGTCGCGGCTAATGAAAACGTTCGTCGGTCAACGGCTGCGGTTGGTCATCAGTGGCAGCAATTGCAGTTCCAGCTGTTCGACATCGCTCAGACCATCGCAACGATGAATCCCCTGACGATCTTGCTTCAGCAAGGGCCGCAGGTTTATCAAGCGCTTAATGGACCGGGCGGCGTGTCGGCGGGGCTTAAGAATGTCGGCGGTCACATTGCAAGCATGATTACGCCGGCACGTGCTGTTGGTGTGGCACTCGTCGCCGCTGCGGGGGTCGGTTTAGCCGCGTGGATGCGGTATGATGACATGCAGCGGCAAGTCACAGCGACTTTGACTGGTATGGGACGCGGGCTTGATACCACAAGCGCGGCTTTTCAGAACATGGCCCGTCAGGCGGCAGCGGCTGGCGATCTTTCGCTTTCTCAAGCCGCGGCCATGGCGAGTGCGTTTGGTCGCGTCCAGGAGAGCATCAACGTCCAGACAATCGGACGTGCTGTAGCGCTCTCAAAAGACTTCGCTGCAACCTACACGAACGGCGACCTTCAAGCGGCACAGGAAAAGATTGTGCAGCTTCTCCAGAGCGGCGCAGATGGGATTGGGCGCTGGGTCCGGCAGCAAGTTCTGTTGAACGCAGGCCAGCGCGCGGCTTTAGACGATGCCGAGCGCCGGAACAACGCGGCGGACGCCTTCAACATCGCCATGGATGCGATGACAGGCAAGTTTGCCAAGGCATCTGAAACCACAAGTGTGCTTCAAAAGTCATGGGAGGCGATTAGCGCGGCCGTGAGTGACATGATGACGAGGCTCGGGCCTTTCATCGATCTTATGGCGCGGGGTGCGGTTAACTTTCTCGGCGACGCTGCGACGGTCGTTGATAAGCTCTCCGGTCGTTCGGTTGGTGAGAACCTCTCCGAAGTGTCAGGGCGGGTTATCGGTGCTGTTAACCGTGGTGGCAACGCCTTGCGGTCGTCTATCGGATTGGCTCAATCATCTGGGGAGCAGTACGGCCCGAATATCAGCGAAATGACTGACATGTCGGCGGCCACAAAGAAGCTCGCTGACGCGATGACTGGGCTTAAGTCCGAAACAGGTGGTCTTAAGAAAGAGACGCTTGATCTTTGGAAGGCCTTCAATCCGGGTCAGGAAATTCTCAATCTGCAGTCTGGCCAGCTGAAGGAGCATTCTGAAGCGTTGTCCGATAACACTAATCAAAGTATCCAAAGAGCGAACGCGGCTGAAAAGATTATTAAGGAAGTTAATCGTGAGGGTGAAGAGCACAAAGATCTAGCGGCTCAGCTCGGAACGGTTGAGCAGGCCAGGAAGGCTGGGCTAGTCTCTGGACGTGAGGCGGTTGAAACTGAGGATCGGCTTTCGCACGCCTTTCGGACGCGCAAAACAGAGCTTGAGCGCGTGACTGAAAGCGAGGCGCTTGCCGTTCGCCAGACACTGGCTCGCACGCAAGGTGAAAAAGAAGCAATCGCCGCGGAACAGGCAAGGCTTTCGGTTGCAGGTCAACGGATCTCACAGGCGCAAGAGGATGTGCTTGTCGAGGGTGCGCGGTTGCGTGTGCGAGCCGAGTTCATTGCTCAGTTGCGCGATATGCAACAAGACCAAGAAAATGAAGCTGAGATGATCAAGTTGGAGCGAAGCCTTATCTTTGCCTCCAACGAGGAACGCGCGCGTCAGATTGCGCTCCTTCAGACTGAGCAGCAGTTACGGAAGCAGGGGTTCAATACAAATCAACCAGGGGTTCAAGCGCGCATTCAACAAGCAGCCGACAATGCGGCGGGACGGCAGACGACGCAAGCGATTGAACAAGGTTGGAACACTGCAAAAAATGCCGTCTCTAGTTTTGCGACCGGCTTCGTCCGCGATATGCAGAACGGCGTCAAGGCGGCTGATGCACTCGCAAACGCTGCTAAGAACATCGGGCAGAGCCTCGTTCAAAGTGGAATTCAGTCCGGCATTCAAGGGCTCTTGTCTGGCAACTGGGTACAGGCGGCTATCGGTGGCGCTACGGCTATCGGCGGTTTAGCGCTTGGGTCCATGGGCCCATCTGAAAAGTCCAAGCAGCGTAAGCAGCAAATGATGGATGCCTGGGCTCAGGCCCAGCAAGACGAGTTTGACGCTATCCAGGCGCAGCAAGAAGCAACGATCGAGGCTGGCATTGCTGCCGCTCGTGCAGCTGAAGAGGCAGCCCGTATAGCGGAAGCCGCAGCCGAAGAGGCAACGCGCCGTGCTGAAGCGGCCATTCGGCGTATGGAGGCGTACCAGGATCGCGCCTTTAACGCCGGGCTCAATAACAACACGATAGAAGGCCGTCTCGCGGCTCTTGCGCGTCAACAGCAGCGCGAGCGCGAGGAGGAGATGCGCCAGGGCGGAGAGGCGATCAACGATCTTGTTGCGGCTCAGCAAGCCGAGGAACTGCGGATTAGGCAGGACTACGCGGACCAGCAGCGAGAGGTTGCGCTACGGCAAGCTGAGGAACAGCGTCGTCAGCTTGAGGAGCAGCAACAGTTCTTCGCTCAGACCGCGCGTAACATCCGTGAGTTTCTCGACCAGATCCAGGGCGGCACCGAAGCCGGCCTAAGCCCGATGGCCCGCCTTGAGGCAGCCCAGAATGCGTTTAATCGGCAGGTTGCCATGGCGCGTGCCGGGGACCGCGATGCGCTGTCTGGCATTACGCAATATGCGCAACGTCTCCTTGAGGCGGGACGTGGGGCCTTCGCAAGCGGCCAAGGCTATCAGGACATTTACCAGCGCGTGGTGGCCGTCCTTGAGGCTCTGATGGGCGGCTCCGCGATGGCGGCGGGTGGCGGTGCTGGTGTTATGGGTGCCGCTGCAAACAGCAATGGTCCCGCTGGCGCGACGTCCGGAGCCGGCGTGCTCTCGACGTTCGCTGATGTCGTTAACGAAGTCAGGCAGCTTCGGAACGATGTGTCCCGGATCGGTAAGGAAATCACGCAGACGAACGCGAACGGTTTTAATGCGGTTGTCACAGCTGAGCATGAAACGCGTGACGCCGTTGTAACCGGCTCAGCCAAACAGGCCGAAGCAATCCGCTTGGCTGAAGTTCGTCGTTCGGCAGCATAAGGTGGGCTGATGGCCTTACTCACGAAAGCATGGGCCAAGGCTCTTAACGATTATTCGCTTGGCAAGGCTGCGCTGCCCACAATGGGTAATGTCTGGCTTGCGCTCTTTGCGCAAAACCCTGGTCCTGATGGATCGCTGACCAGTGAGCCGAGCGGTGGTAATTATAGCCGTTTGGCTCTGACGGCGTCGATGTCCGCAACGGATCTTGCGACGGCGATTTCGTCAAATGCGACATACCTGCAATTTGCGACCGCGTCTGGCTCCTGGGGAACGAGTGCGTTGTCTTATTGGGGTGTTATGGACAGCGCAACGGTTGGCGCGGGAGCCATGCGCTTTTATGGACCCCTGACGCCGTCTCTGACGGTTGGTGCAGGCGACGCGCCTCCGCTTCCAGAGGGGACGATTTCAATCGGGTTTAAGATCGTTGATTAACCAAGCACCTATCAATGCCGGCCCCATCAATGCGGTAACGGCGGCCCAGGGTGGGGCGGGGCTTAGCATTTCAGCGCGGTTTGAGATCGTTGCGTCGGTTCGCCCCGTTCCGCCTCTCTTCAGTATGTTGATGGATCAGAGCCAAACCCTGGTCTTTACGGTCGAAATTTATCCTGCCTTTATTCCAGACCGCGTCGTTGAAGCGCCGAACCTTACGGGGGAAGGCGGCGGGCTCCTGGTCACAGAAGGCGGCCGTCCGATCGGGGTTGATGGCTGATGCCCACCTTCAACTTTGAGTCGTTCTTCGGGCTCTTTAACCAGTTTACGTCGGGCGGTGACGTCCCGATTCTTGGCATTGTTGATGGCGTCCTGACGGCTGTTGATGTCGCTGCACCGGGAACATCAGATGCGCTTCAGGCCTCCGCTGTCCAGGATACGCTAAGCTCTCTTCTCGATGATTATCCAGATATTGCTCGCATTCTCCACACGGGCGATCTGCTTGAAGGCCCGCAACTCTCGCAGTTCAACGCGCTTCTTGCGGAGGCGAACAGTGTCTCAAGCGTTCAGGCACACCGCATCAAGCAGGTCAGTGCACTCCGCTCTGCCGTCGAGTTGGCAGGTGTCACATATGCGGGCGGCGTTTTCGCCACGGATGCATCGGCGCGAGCAGATTATGCCTTGTTGGCGTTCGAGGCGACGGAAAACGTTGGATTTACCGTCCGACTCAGGGCGTCGACCGGGCTCATTGACTTATCGGCTGGGGAAGTTCGCGACTTGGTCCGCGCCATTGCGCAGCACATCGCGGAGGCCCGCACGCGGGAAGCCGATCTGACTGACGCCATTCATGCGGCTTCGACTGTTCCAAGTCTCAATGCCATTGATATCACTGTAGGCTGGCCAGGATGAACATCGGCGCTCTGAACACAACGCCGATCCATGGTTGGCCGCAGACAAGGATTCATGCTCGCTTTGGCATGTCGCAGGGCGCGGCGGTTGCCCCGACTTTCCGGATCCTGGCAGCGTCGCAGCCTTACGCAACGGCATCAACGGATGTGATGCCAAACCTACTTTTTGAAGGGGACTTGATTAAGATCCTGCGGTTTGATCGCAGCATCATTTCGGGGGGCGGCTTTGGAAAGATGTCGATCGGCGTTGGTGAGTTAGAACTCATGAACGCCGATGGAGCTTACGACGAACTTATCGACAAGTATGCTATCGACGGCCGACGCGTTGTCGTCAAGGTTGGCGCACAGGGCGTGTCTTACGGCAAGTTCCGCACGATCTATGATGGTTCCGCGGTTGGCTGGGATGTTGACGAGAGTGTCCTGAGGATTACGCTACGGGATGCGGGCTATAAGCTTCAGATCCCAGCGAGCGGCACGTTGTATGCCGGTACGGGTGCCTTAGAGGGAACGTCCGATCTTAAGGGGCGACGTAAGCCTCTGTGCTTTGGATTCGTCGATAATGTCTCGCCCCCTCTAATCATTCCAGCAGAGCTTGTTTATCAAGTCAGCGATGGTCCCATACAGGCTATAGCGGCTGTTTACGACCGTGGATCCCTTTTAGGGCTTTCGACCGACTATCTTAATCCGGACGCTCTCCGGAGTGCTGTGATTAATCCGGGGCAGTATGCAACCTGCTTAACCTATGGCCTGTTTCGTCTTGGTGCCGCCCCGGCTGGAACGATCACGGCAGACGTTCAGGGAGACAAAACGGGCGGTGTCTTTGCCCGTTCGACGGCTCAGATTATCCGCCGGTTGATGCTCCGGTCTAAGGCCGTTGATGACCCTGCAGGTCTTGTCGTGCCATCTTTCGATGCGCTTGATGCGGTCCAATCCTCGGATGTTGGCTACTGGCTGGAGCCCGAGTCCACAGCGACCGTGCGCTCTGTCATCGACGAGCTTCTCGCTGGTGTTGGGGCTTGGGGTGACTTTCGACGTGATGGATTGTTCCAGGTTGGTCGGCTGGATGCTCCGACTGGAACACCAAACGCGACCTATACACGAGCCCAGATCCTGGACCTTCGGCGTAGCCGACTCCCGTCAGCCATTTCGCCGCCACCTTGGCGCTTCCGCTGTGCCTGGGGACGCAACTGGACCGTCCAGGACGATCTGGCCGCTATCGTCCTGCCCGATCGTGTGTCTTATCTTTCACAGCCTTATCGCGTGGCTGCGTCAGGGGATACGGCACTCGGTCAGAAGCTTAAAAATATCTACACACTTGCGCAGGATCCGGAGCCAGTTCCGAGCCTGTTTCGGCGCGAGGTTGACGCGCAAAACGAGGCTGACCGGCTCTTGAAACTTTATAGTCCATCTCGGGCGCTTTACAGCATCACTCTTAAGCTTCAGCCGCTCATCCATGAGATTGGTGATGTTATCGAGCTTCAAGATGAGCGGTTTGATTTGAAATATGGGCGGCCCATGCGGATCGTGGATATCGCTGAAGACATGAACGACCGACAGATTCAAATTCAGGCGTTCGGATGATCAGTGCGTTTGCCTACCATAACCTTGCTGACACGGCTGATGTTACGGCTTCCAGTGTCGCTGGCAACATGTTCGCGAGTCGCGTGCAAGACGTTCACGTTGCGGAGAAGTGGCGTGCGACGTCCGGGAGTGCCTATCTGACATTTGATCTTGGTGGTGTGTTTTATCTCGACACCATCGCTTTGATGGGCTTGAA